ACTTGACCGATTTCGTCAAACATAAATGTGCCAGGAGTAGAACTAGTTAAAGTTAAATCTTTTTTGTATACAGTCTTTTTAGTAGCAGTATTAGTAATCCAGTAAGCAAAAGTGCCATCATCACAGATAGCATATACAGGAGAATCTACACCAGCATTGTAATCAATAAAATGAACTGGAGTTCCAGGAGTATCTGCAGGAATTTTATCTACATCATACTCATCCCACATAAGTACACCAGACGTACCGCTCCATTTAATAGAACGTAGTGACTGAAATGGACGTGGGTTAGAAGTAAAAATACCTGTAGTACGCATTGCACCTGTAGTAATATGTCCTTCAGTTACATTATTAAGTAGTGTTGCTTCACCTTTAGTCCAGACATCTACACCTTTGCTCTCAGCAAATCGGAAATGTTCTGGTCCTGCAGTAGCATCTGGGTCATAAAAGTTAATACCAGCACCACCATGAAATGAAATCTGGCTACGTAGCCACCAACCAGTTAATGACTGTTCGCCTGGCTCATCAGTAGAATCAAACTGGTCTTTCTTAAAAGGAGCAGTCTTGCGATTGTATGGTCGCTCATTAGATGTAGCCAAGATAAATGGCATGCCACCAATGGCTACGTCATAGGCAATATCAGTATTCTGCCATAGAGATGTACCTGTTACAATACCAAGGTCTACAGCAATAGCACGACTGCTACGACCTTCGGTTATATCACGACCAGCCATTGTTCTCCTTTAATAGTTTCTTAATAAGCATATCCCCAAGGACTCGAACCTTGACTAACGGTTTTGGAGACCGTTGTGCTACCATTACACTAGAGACACATGTGAGCAGTTTTACCAGCATGCTCAGGCTGAACTAATAGACAGAACTATTAGTGTTGTTCTATTTGAAGATATCTTCTACTGGGTCATAGGTCATACCTATACCAGCAAAAGTTCCTCGGAAGTTTCCATTATATGAAGTCTGTTTCCACTCTGTATCTTCTCCGAAAAGAGATTTACAGAATGCAACACCAGTTGCCTCATCTGGAACTTCTTCGTTGTTAACAACAATTACTTGTTCAACAATGTTGTCTGAATTTAATTTTGCAAAGTGTGCCATAATTATCCAATCACCACAATCACAATACCAGAACCGCCAGCTCCAGCTGAACCGCCTGGATAACCTCGACCGCCACCACCGCCGCCCGTATTTGCTGTTCCAGCTGTTCCGTTTTGATTTGTGTTCCAGCCACCAGCTCCGCCTCCACCTAGGCCACCAGTAGCTTGAGCGCTTTGTGCGCCGCCGCCGCCTCCGCCTGCGTAGTATGTCGAAGTTCCTGTAATAGAATTAGCAAGACCGTTGCCGCCGTTAGGACCAATTCCAGACGTGGCTGAAGTTGGCCCACTCCCTGCAGCTCCAGCGCCGCCACCTCCGCCTCCGCACCAAGTATTGTCTGCGGCTCCGCCACCATTATTGCCTTGACCTGCTATACCTAATCCGTAATAAGCAGTCGAGCCAAAAACTGAGTTGCCAGCTCCACCTCCAGAGCCGCCTGATTGTCCAAACATTGACGTACTGCCTGAGTACGTTTGGCCGCCACCGCCGCCTCCTCCAAATGCAGTAAACGGACCAAGTTGGCTTGATACGCCTGCGCGATTTGTTGATGTATTTGTGCCAGCTGTTCCACCTGCGCCAACCGTCACTGTTAAAGTTCCAGCTGGGAGGATTGCTGAAGTATTGTAAATATATCCACCAGCGCCGCCGCCGCCATCTATATTTCCAGTTGAGCCACCTGCGCCGCCGCCACCGACTACAAGAATTTCACAGGTGCCAGCGCTACCGATTGTGATTGTTCCTGAGCCAGTAAACTTGTAAATAGTTTTTCCAGCACGTGAAGATGTATCAACAGTAGGAGTTCCAGTAGTAGCGGTAACTGTTGCCTTACCAATTCCTCCGCCACCAATAGGTGTAAAAAATGGCATAGCGCCTCCTAAGCGTACTTAATTGGACCAGCACCTAATACCGTATAGGTAGGAGTTGCTGCTGTTTTAATAATTGTAAATGAGTAAGCATCTACTGCTGATGCGTTTCCAGCACTAGGTGCTGTGCCACCAGACCATTTAACTGTCTGAGCAGAGCCATCAATGGTTAACGCAGAATGCTTGTATGCAGTGGAACCAATAGTAACTAAGAATGAAATAGTTACTGCATCATTAACTGCTAACTTAGATGCTAGAGTTGTAGATGAGGAGCCACGAACATTTAGTGTCCAGTCAGCAGTTGCGTTAGATGTGTAGTATAACACACCTTGAGTATCTGCATCAAAGTTAACTGTACCAGTTGCTGCTGTGGCAGAGATAACTGTACGCTCTTCTGGGGAGATAACTACTGGAGCAGTAAGAGTTGAGCCAGAGGCTGCTGCTTTAGCATCCAACTGAGTTTGGATAGCAGATGTAACTCCATCTACATATCCAAGTTCAGTTGCAGATACTGTAGCACCAGCGGTAGCAAAGTTTGCTAAGTCGCGTGCTTTAGACATTTAATCAACTCCTTAGTAAGTTGTATAACTTGGGTCTAGTTTGTAGATGGCAAATGTGGAATTGTTCTTTGTTGTATTGATGCGATATCCATTAGTATCTATAAAATTCCCTCTAGTTCCAAATCCAGTCGAAGTAGTAAAATACATAGTACTTAAAAGAATCTGCAGCATATTTATACCATCTATGCTTCTCCAACCAGCCGCGCCTGCATATGGTAAAAAATTAAATCCAGTTCCATCGAATACTGGATAAAAATGCCAAGCGGAATTGGTTGTAGTACTGTGTATTGAACGCGAACCTGGAATCCAATTTATTCCATCAACACTAACAAATACATGGCTTGTGCGGATGTCTGTTGTATTCAGCGATGAATGCCAGCCTGTAACAAATCGCCCATTCCCAAAAGCAATTCCTGCAATATATTTATTGCCAGACTCATAACTTGGACTTGCAATCGCCACTGATGTCCAGTTTATACCATCAGTTGAGTATGCTATATTATTACTTGCACCAACATCTCTAGCACTTGTAATAACAAATTTTCCATTGCCAAATGCAATTGGAGACTTTGAATTGGCATACAGCGGTAGCGTTCCTGTATTCCAAGTGCTGCCACCATTTGTTGAATATGAATAAGTTAAACTATTTGTATATAATGCAAGCCAAACACCGTTACCATAGATATAATGATTGGCAGGATTTGGTAGAGATTGAGTACTCCATCCGCCTGCTTCTGGATTAGTAGTAGACCATGCAACATAGGTGTTTTGAAAACCTTTCCAAGTAGTACCATCTGTACCAACCATATAGTCAGGTCCACCGTTCATTGTAACACCAGTATTTATGCCAGTATTAATTCCACTTTCCCAATCATTTGATTTCCAAATTATGCCAGGGTTAGTTACCGAAATGAGTTTACCTTTATATGTGAAAGTAGAATAATTAAATCTCATGTTATCGATATTAAAAAGTTTGCTCAAACGTGCCATTACTCCAGCAAGAGGTTGCGATGTGGTTCCAGTTGCTACTGAAGTTCCATAAATATGTTCATCTATTGTTGGTGCTGCAGTATACTCAATGACAGATGTTGATACTGGCACATCAACTACACAAGAACCGCCTTTAGAAAAGATAGCATTTTGATACCCGTTGACATCCATTGCGGAAGTAAAGTTTACGTTACATGCCGTGTCTGCAGTTACTAAATATTTGCCAGCAGGAAATGAGCCAGATACAGAGGCATAACCATTCTTTACAAATCCACTTGCTACTTTCTCGGTAGCACCAGCAGGTAAACCTGCACCAGAACTAGGCACAGGAAATACTGTTGAACCCATTAGTTATTCTCCTATCAAACTGTCTCTACTCCGTTAACGGAAAAGTTAACAGAGGTAGCCGATGCGAATCCTGAAATAGTTTCTGTAGTTGCAAGTACTTCTGCTGTGTCAAGAGTAAATCCTGAGTTAGCAGCAATTGTTGCACCAGAGTAAATAGCAGTACCATTAAGACTGATTGTAAATGTCTGAGCGGATGCTGATGTATTGGCAACATGCAACTTAGTCATTACAGCAGAAGTAGACGCTGGTACTGTGTAGAGCGTAGTATTGGTAAGAGATGCCGCTCCACGATACATCTTTTTAGGCGTTGTAACTGCCATTGTTTTTTACCTTTCGTTTAGATAGCACCCATAATGCTGTTGTATAAGAAGTTTTGAACTAGAATGTCACGTGCAGAGAAGTCGACATCTCCCCACTCAAGACCAGATGCTGTTGCTGAGTTAGCCTTTAGAATCTTTCCGTTAGTTCCAACTGCTAGACGAGCAGGAGTGTTATCTGCTGTTGCAGTAATAATGTCACCCTTAGCATCGACCAAAGTATTTGGAATTGTATTAGGTACTGAGAACGCAGTAAATGTAATTACAGATACTAAGTCGTTAGCAGCCATTGCTGCAAGACCTGTGATGCTTGTTCCATCAGTTGCTGTGTAGTCTGTACCGCGTTTTAAGAGCACGCCATTGAGGTATACCTGCTCCTTGCCTGGCAAGTAAGACATTGTAACTGAACCATCATCTGGTCCAGATACTGATGTAGCGCCAGCAGATACTGTGTACTGGTAGCGGAAGATTTCAGCAGTTGAAGAAATTGAACCCCACTCGGTGCCAGTCCATGAGTACATGGCCTTGGTCACTGAGTTCCAGTATAACGCACCTTCGATAAGAGCATTGCCATCATTGTCTAAAGTTGGAGCAGATGACTTAGCACCTAAGTAGCGGTCATCAAATGAATCGTATGATGCGGCCGCCGCTGCTGCACTTGCCGCTGCTGCTGTCGCAGAACCTGCTACCGTATCTACATATGCCTTAGTCGCTGCATCTGTATTGTTGGTTGGAGTTCCTAAGTTAACCACCTTATAGGTGTTAGCATTTAGGTCTCCACCTAGAATACCAGTTGTTTTATTTAGATAAGTTCCCGTAAGGTCAACTGTTCCTGATACGCCATCCACAGAGGTAACAGTACCACCTGTAGTTAGAAGCTCAACCCAGTTGCCCAAAGTAGATGCTGGAGTTGATTGCAAGATATATGACTTGCTTAAATCTGTGCGTACAGCAATATCACCAATACCTGCAGCAAGTGCAAGCATAGCTGACTGAGATGATACTACGAAAGTATCAGCAATTGCAGATGCTGGAATCTGGGAAAAAGGAATCTTTCCAGTTCCATCAAGACTTGCAAGTCCGTCTGCCGCACCTTTTTGAGCATTGATATAATTGATGCTTACTGCATCTGTTCCAGATGTTGCTAAACCAAGATTTGTAATCTTTTGGCTATTGGCAGAAACCGCAGAGGTTGGTACAGCCATCTGGTCTAAACGGTTAGTACGGACCTGTGTGTCAAAATCTGAGATAGTTGATGCAGCCTGAGTGCCAGTATGGTTAGCACGTGCATAAGGGTCTGAGACCATCTTAGCAGCAGTGATTGTACCATCAGCAATATCGGTTGCAGTAATTGTGCCATTAACAATATCAGAAGACGTGATGCTTCCATTAAGACTTAGCTTAGAATAAGCAATACCCGCAGCGGCATTGATGTCTGCGTTGACAATTGTACCTGCAGGGATTGTGGTAACAATTGTAGTGTTGCCCAAATCGGTCATTGTTGCAGTACCAGTTACGTCACCCTCAAGGGTTAGTACAGGGTCATTAACATTGAAGTTCAATTTACCAGTAGCATCATCGTAAGTTACATTGATACCAGATTCGGTGTTAGCAGTAACCATTGTACCAACAGTATCTTCAATTGTTTCCTGTAGGTTAGCAATAACTGATGCATTGATTGTTCCACCAGATGCAGCATCAGCGTGGCTGTGCTGTGCATTAACAAATGAACCAATTGTTGGAGTTGTTAAAGTCTTGTTGGTTAAAGTCTGTGACCCAGTTAACGTTACTACAGAAGTAGATAGGGTATTGCTTGGGCTAGATAAATCCTTGTTAGTGATTGTCTGAGTAGCGTCTTTTGTAACTACATCCGCAGTAACCAAACCGTGAGCAGAGGTTACGTTCTCAATATGAGTATTAGCTTCGCGTAAGTCGCGACCAATAATCATGTGGCGGACCACAGCACCAGCTGAGTGAGCTTGTCCTGTTGAACCATCTACGCCACGAACAACTGTGAGGGTATTGCCAGAGACAGCAGATACGTCTACAATTTCTTCAAGCGCTGTATCTGGGTCAATAACTACTGTGAATAGTTCACCAGCAGATACGGTGATACCACCTAGTAACGCTGAGCCTGAACCAACAGTAATAGATGTTGCAGTCGAAGTAACTGCAGCCGTGAGGCTAGTTTGCTGAGAGCGAGAGGAGTACTTGCGTGTTGTCATCTATTTTCCTATCGGCGTGAGAAGTGAACTCGAGGTGGATAATTCTGTTGCTGTGCTTTTGTCTCCTCGTTTAGACGTTGAGTATAAAGCGCATATAGTTGCTTTGTAGCATCGCGAGATGCACCGAATGGGCGCTTCGCATCTGTTTCGTCCGCCTGTGGACTTGTCTGAGAGGCACGTGCTGGGTCCAAGAATGAAAGCAAGCGATATGCTGCACCTAGGATTACTACATCACGTGTAGACTCTGGTAGTCCAGTTTGAGTTACATAATCTTGGTTGTCATCCGTAAACGCTACAGGGTCTGTGGCATAAACTACACGAATAGTTTGACCTGGCTCTGGAGCTTGACCAAGAGTAATTGTCTGAGCGCTAGCACCAAATGCTGTTGCATCAGCTGTTGAATCAAAGTCCCAACGACGGATTGGAACCCACTCTTTGGTAGGTCCGATTGTCGAAGCTGAGACAGTAAGAATGTTTTTGATGTTCAAACCATTGAAAGCATATGTGCTTACGGTTGGAATATACGATACTGATGTGCTTTTAACTGCAAAGATATTTGCACCTAATGAGCGGATAGTATCATTGATTGCTCGCTTGATTGAGAAACGAGGGAATGTTGGTGAGATTGTCACCTTAGAATCAGCTGCATGTGTAGCTGCTGTTGTGCCATGATACCCACGTCCATATGGAGCGATAGTAGCCGTGTTTGCCACACGGTCATATGAATCTACCCATAAGAGTTCTTCGTCAATCTCAATGACACCCTTACCTAGAGACTCTACTGAGCCTAGGCTAAGAATCAATGGCGAAGCACTAGATGATGTGGTGGTTGTCACAGGAGCGGTTAAGTGGGTTGCACGCTCTTGCTGAAATGTGTAACCTGCTAGATTGACCTTGACTTCATCAATCATCTGACTGAGTGTGTATGACATTACTTCCTCTTATTTCCTACGAAGATGTTGTAATAATTTTCATCAAAGGAGAACCGCTTCATATGTGGAACGGTGGCTCCTGTATGTGCAAATACTGGAATCTTTAGCTGGTCGCATAAAGAGAAGAAGTAGATATCTTCACCCATGAAATTTACACCATGCCCCATGTCTGCAAAGACTGGGGTATTAGGTAATTCTTTTTTAATCTTTTCGACAACACTTCGGTGGATTAGAACGAATCCCATACCAGCTGCGCCTACTTGGATAAGCTTATCTTTAGGCATTGGATGGACTCGTTGGATTCCAACTTGGTTCTCTTTTTGGACAAACCAGAACAATGTAGGCATTGGCTCCATCAAAGTTTCTTCTGGAAAGTCAGTTGTAAAATAAACTCCAGTTACGATAGGACGCTTCTCGGCATCCTTGTTATCCCAGAGAAGTTTGAATTTATCTGGTGAGATAACCACATCTGAGTCTACCCATAGTAGCCATTCAGATTTAGCATTCTCATACCAGTAGTTGATTACTCTATCTCGTTGACGAGCAATTTGGTTACCAGAACTACGCAGGGTGGTTACGACCTCTACTCCAGAATGGAGCATAACGTCAGTAACCCCTTGCATAAACTTGCCATCAACCATACCATTATCGCACCAGGCGATAGCTAACTTGTCGTTCATTTTGTCCCCTTATGAATTACTTTTTCTTGGTTGCTCGCTTTGCTTCGCTCATAGCGATAGCAATAGCCTGCTTGCGAGACTTTACAACCTTACCACCCTTACCAGAGTGTAGGGTTCCAGACTTGTACTCACGCATAACTTTAGCAACCTTTTTAGCTCCAGTTGCTTTTTTCATTAGTAGTTCCTGACGTTAGTCTTGTGGATAGTTGAGCGAGTGCCTGACTTACCCTTTGTAACAGCAGAAACAAATTCTTTCATTTGCTTATCTTCGTTAGCACGTGCAGCTTGTAAGAAGCGGTTAGCCTGCATCTCATCCTTAGCTTGACGAGCACCTGTAAGAGATGTTCCGAAAGCAGTAGCAACATCGCGTCCTTCGCGGACTACAGTTTTAGCGTATTTAGCAGCAGCCTTTAGGCGCTCATTAACTACGTTAGCCATGATTACTTCTTCTTACCCATTTTCTTAGGCATAGACTTCTTGGCTACAGCTTTCTTGCCGTATTCCTTCATCTTCTGCTTCATTGGCTCTGACTTTTCATGCTTCATCATAGCCTTCATTGACTTGTACTTTTCGCCTTTAACTGACATTTTATACTCCTACTTCGTTGATTGCTTTTGCCATACTCTTTGTTACTTTATCCGCTCGCGGCATGGTATTAGCGTCATACGCTTTACCAATCTTAGTGCTTGCTTCCATTGCCGCTCTAACGGCATGTACGTTGGTACTCTGAGGTTGTACGCCCTGTCTACGGGCTTCACTGTATTCTCTCAGGTTAGACTTCCACTGCTTGTCAGCAACAGGCCTGCCAGCGTCTCCAGTATTAAGTTGTAATCCTTTAGCCTTGCAACCAAAGCAAGGGTCGTAATCGCAGTGCGTATGGTCTATTGAGACTTTCTCTTCGTCTCTGAACGGTGTACTAGATTCAAGACCACAAAGAACACAGTCCCATAAAGTAGCGATAAAATCATGGTCAGCATTGAAGCCCCACTCCCTTACCCTGCTAATATGACTACATTTAGATTGCTCTGAAATTTGCTTCTGTGACACCAATGCCCCCTGCAATTAATGATGCTTTTTCTGCTTCTGTTACTTCATGCTCATGACCACCACGATATACTTTGTCATAGACAGCATCGTCTGGTAACCAACGTTTGATTGAGTAGGTAGAACCTGACTTAACTACCGTTACTCCTTGACGAAGCTTATAGAAGTAGAATAGACGGTGTCTACCTGTCGGTCCTTCTTCCACATATGGTGTTGTGAATATATAGTTTGCCATAGTTCTCCTTAGTGAACTTACTCATAAGACCAAGGGGGTCTGCCATCGAAACGACAGAGGGAGTAGTGTCCCTTGGTCTTACGCGTCAATCAACTAAAAGTTAAGCGATTGATGAACCTGACTCAATACGGAATAGAGCCTCTTCACGGTAACGTGCGAAGCCTAGTACACCGTACCAACCGATTGGACGGAAGCGGTTCAACTTATCAGTAACTGGACCGATAACTGTGTGTGGCTCTTCTGCCACAGCTTCTGCCAATGCTTGCTGTCCGCAAAGGATTGTGCGGTAAACCTTAGCAGATGCAGCACCGTCAGTTGCTACGTATAGGCGTGGTGATTCTACGAAGAATGCGCCCTTGTAGCGTCCAACTTCTCCAGCCCAGATGCGGTCCTGTGAGATGCCGTATGCGTTTGGAATTACCCAACCAGCAGATGAAGCTTCAAGCATAAGGTCGTGAGCTACGTCTGGGTGAATACCAGCCCAGTAGTCCTGACCGCGCTTGCCTGATGCCTTGTTACCACGAAGCTTAGCAACTGCCTTACCGATATTAGCGGTTGAAAGAGTTGCAGCTGCTGTAACAGTTGCTGTTGATGTTGCTGTTGAACCTGAGTAGATTACGTTTG